TAATTACAGCCATTTGTTTTTCTCCTATAATACTTACTATGGTAGTATCTTCTTGTTATATTGTATTTATCACTTCTTCACTCAAAAAGATAGGTCACTCAAATAAAGCAACCCATCTTCACTATTACCATGTATTATACAGTCCAACTAGTGATTGTAGCAAATTTATCGTCGGCCAATTCTAAATCTCTTAGACTTTGTCCAAATCCTGCTAGTGAGTCTGTTGTATTCAAATATGTTTTAAATTCTAACAACTTAGCGTCAGTATCAAAATTATAATTGATCCAGATCTTATTACCTTCTAATATGTATCCCATAGTTACATCAATATCACCAGGAGTGAATCCTGTGATAGCGTTTGCGATTGCTGTATGTTCTGCCGAAGCTTTGAACTCGTCAACCGATGCCCAGTTACCTGGGGCTTGTCTAATTTTATTAGCCATATGGTTTATCCTCTTAAATGTCTTTAAGTTCCTTCAAGGAACTATATGCATTGCAATGTGCAACTGTATTTATGCAAAGTATAGTCATAAAAAAAGGCTACTATAATCATTTATACAGTAGCCTTTTTAATAATTTTAAGCTATTAGCTTAATTCGCCTGTGTTTACAATTCTAATTGGAATGTAAATAAACTCTGCTGACTTAGTTGGCTCAATTGCCACGTCAATGTAGAATTCGTTTGCATCAATACGTGCGGCTGTGTTGTTTGTTGTATCACACACAACTGCAAAGTCGTAAATACCACGTTGTTGTAAAATGTTAGCTAAGAAGCCATCAAATACTTGTTTAGCATTTAAACGTGTTCCAGCATCATTTGGTTCAAATAAGAACGGTCTTGAAATAACTGAGAAACGCTCTCTTAGATAAGCTGTAAGTCTTGCAACGTTAACTCTATCTAATGCTGAAGCACCTGTATGTAATGATTTTTGTCCAAACACTACAACACCCTCTGCCGGGAATCTTGCGATTGGATTCATTTTAGCTTCGTACATTGCATCACGTGAACCTTGTGTTAAAGCTAGTTTAACAAATTCGTTCTCGCTGTTTAAGTAACCAACGTTAGATGCATTTTGTACAACACCACGTGTTAAGCCTGCTGGTGCAAACCATTGGTATGATGCATTATCACTGTAAGCAAATGTATATAGTGCAATGTGCGATGCCGGAGCAACAACACTATCACCAGTTACATGGTTAGTTGTTAATGCGTGTGGATAGTAAACTGCTGAGTAAGTGTTTTTAGAAGTTAATCCTTTTTCACCATTCTCTGTTGCCGCTGTACCTGCTATCCAAGTAATTGCTTCTGTTTGATTTAAACGGAATGGAGCATCTGCGATAATAAAGGCTGTTTCATCTTTATCAGCGTTCAATGTAATCATTTCGTCATATAACTCTGGGTAACCAGGAGCTGCAATTAGTCTAAATTGAACTGTATCTTCACGTAGTTCTGTTGCGCCTGCTGCCGCTTGCATTGCTACTGTTACAACTTTACGCTGTGCTAGTCTACCAAATGATCCTGAACCATCGGCTGCATTGCTTGCTTTGTTACGCCATTTCCATGCTGTAGTTAGTGCTGTGTTGTATACACGAACAGTACTTGCTGAACGACACATGTTAATACCTGTCATTCCAACTGGATATACTAATGGATTTGGAGCACCTGCTAATAGAGTTGCTTCAAACGTATCATTAGCTGTTGCGTTAGCAGTAATATCACCAAATACAACACCTGCCGCTGTACTTTGATCTGCTTTGTTTTTAACTACCCATGCTGTACCGTTATGTCTGTAAATTACAGGATAACCTGTTGCATCAGTGTCAATCCAATAAGCGCCGGCTGCTAAAGAACCACCTGCTTTATTTGTAGTAGGTGCTGATGTTACATACTGTATATCAGATACTTTTTTCCATTTTTGTGTTCCTGAATCACTAGCAACTTCATAAATTGCAAGATCATTAACATCTGGATCAAACCATACTGTGTTATTAACTGGAGTGCCTGTTGGCTGTGTAGATAAAACAGTAGAAATAAATCCACCAGTTCCACCACCGTCTAATTCGATATCGTCCCAATCAGTTCCGACACTGTCGTAACGTTTGATTGCAATTTTACCACTTGTACCATTTACTGCATCGTGGTCTAACCAAATGTCGCCATCTGAGAATGTACGTGCTGTTGCAGAAGTACCATCAGCAAATATGTCTGATGTTGTTCCTGCTGGTGTTCCGTTTTGTGAGTATACTGCACTCTTCTTCATAAATGCGCCGGCTACTGTTGTAAATAATTTAATATCTACGTTTATGCCGCCTCCTGGAGAAGTAGTTTTAATCCAAACATCGCCTGCTGTAGGTGAAGCTGGAACAGTGTAGTGTGCTGACCAATCTACTTCGCTTGCGAAGCCATTGTCTAGTAGGTCCCAAGCACCTGATACACCTTTGTAATAATAAGCCGCTGTTTCAGTGTTACTGTTTACTACTTCAACTAAGTAATTTCCATTAACAACTGTTGCTGTTGCTGAGCCTGCAGAAGAAACAATTTCTACTGTTGGAAGTTTTTCAACCCAAGCTGATCCTACGTATTCGTATATACCCCAACTTGATGTTGTAGGGCTGGTCCAATATGTGTTGTTAGCAGGGTCGCCTGTTGGCTCTGCTGATAGTGGACGTAATGCTGTTAAGTCAACGTCTGCACGAACAATATATGCCGCTGAACTTTGACCGAGAAAGCTGTATGCCGCTAGTAGTCCATATTCGTTTGTTTCGTCACCTTGTGATACTGTGCCACTTACTTTACGGAAATCTACATTTCCAAAGTATTGTGTTAGTTCACGTTGTGATGTTACTAGAATAGGTTTCTTAGCATTTACTGATTTTGTGTATTTTGCTTTGCCGTCGGTTTCAGTTAGGGTTGGATCAACCTTGTCCTGTCCTGTAGCAATAAACAACATTGGAACAGTGCCCGCACCCGCTGGTCCGTATACTGATTCGTCTGTTACTGTTACCTGTACGCCAGGTGAAACAAGATTTGCCATGTTATAGCTCCTTTAGTGTGTTTAGAATATATCTAAATTTTGTTATACTAGTATTTACCGCAAAATGCTTAAAAGGGGGGTTTACAGAGTTAACTTAGCTGTTAATGGTGGCTAATAGCTGATCAAAACTTGCACATATCATATGTTCAAATCCATCACCCCATTTACCATGAACAATCATGTGAATTCTGTTTTCTGTACCGTTGTTTATAACACTATGCCTTCTTCCTATATCAATTCCTCTAGCTTCACCAGGTTCCCATGGTACAAGTCCTGCTTCTTCTAATGCAAAGTCCACTCCTGGTGGATTACTTAATGATACGTTAAATGCAGCCATGCTTCTTCTATCAAAGTCCTGATGTGGTTGAATATAACCACCCGGTTCTAATAACATGAATCTACATCGTTGATACTCTTTAAACGGCCAAGCATTCTTTAGCCAGTCTACTGTTACTGGACAATGTTCTGCTATGTCTGTCCAACCATATGGGGCACTATTTTCTTCTGTGTCTATGCCTTCTCTTATGTAATGATCAGCTGGTTGTGTTCTTTCTGCTGTTTGTCCATGTACACAAATGCTACTCCAGCCTGGATGCATATCACCTCGGTGCTCAACATATCTGTCTAAAACTTTTTCAGCTTCAGCTGCCATTGCTTCATGTGGTACTTCTATATTAGTAACTAAACTAGGACAATTTGATTCATTCATAATCCATTTACAGTACTGTATCATTGTACCTCGGTGTTCTCTCCAATTTAAAAACTGGTCACCTGGATTATTTAAATTTTCGTAGTGAGAATGCTTTTTACATTCATTGATAAAATTAGTTACGTTATCTATTTGTTCCATTTGAACATCTTTCCTAATGTATTACTTGGTAGATTTTCAAAATCTATTGATGTATGATTTTCTACAAATTTAATTGGTCCTGCGATCTGATCTTGCGTTAACAATGGACTTGTACACTTAGCAACAATATTATTGTTAGAGTAAATCTTCAGTTTAGCAAATAGCTCATTGTACATTATTACACGTTGTTCTAAGCTATAATAAACCGCTGTTGGGTAATAATGAAAGATGTTACTTAAATGAACATACGTCAATCCTTTAGCTGAATAATTAGCAGACCATTTTGCAAATGATGTATACCTATTAGGATTCATTAAATTTGTTTGTTCATATTGAATGTTAAATGTGCTAAATGTATCTCTCCACCATTCTTGCCATTCAGGCATTGAATCAAGTAGTTTTTGTGTATCCTGTAGTTGTTGCTGTCCTCTAAATAATTCGTCTTTCCTAGAATAGTAACTGCATTTACTATCCATCATTTTATTCATGTATTCGGTGTAGTTTGTTCCATCCCATTCTGTTATTAATTGTTGCATACAGTCTAAAGCAAATGTACTAATATCGTATATAATAATTGTACTGCCTGGTGGTAATCTAAGATTCTTTGCATACAACATAGGACTTATACCAGCTGACGGTGCAACTACTTTAGTAAACTTTTGGTCCTTGTCACCAATATTATTTGTTTCAGTGTCGGGTATTTCAGTATTACCAACAAAGAATATTTGCGTATCCATCTGTTCATGTAGATAGAATATATTTCTCCAAGCATCATCACGAACCTCTGCATACAAATATTCCTTAGATTGACGTAATGAGAGATCCCAAGAATGAATAGTTTGGTTATCATCTAAAAGTGCTTTTACTAAATTCCACCCGCCATTTTTATGTGTATATGTAGCTGGTTCGGATCCTGGTTTAACCCAATAAGGAGTATACTTGTCATGATGATTCTGTGTACTGCGTATTGGCTTTGTTGTTTCCCAAGGCCCGCTATCATGTTCGTCTCCCCATTCTGGCATGCCTGCTTCTGCCCACCAATCTAAGTCAATTAAAAAGCATTGTGGATGAATCCAAAAGTACTCGTCTCCCTTATCTAGTATATGTCCTATAAATTTTGAGTCAAGATGTTTTTCATAAAATTCAGGGAATACTCTCTCAAAATATTTGTGTACTGTTCCTTGCTTAAATACAACTATCTTTGAATAGCCTGCATTATATGCTTGTGTTAATAATCCTGATATTTTTTCATCCACGAATTGCTGATCACAGAAAAGCCCAAATTCGACAGAGTCGTATTCAGCTATATTTTGGGATATTCCGTTGAGGAGGGAGTTGCTTATGCGGTCGTTATATAACCAACCTACACATAATTCTTTAGTTTCTACTTTGGCGTTCCACCAATCATCATTAAACATATGTTGTCCTTGTAATTTGTCTACAACATTATTTATCTTACAAAATGGTTGAGTGTTTGTTCCTTTAGATCAACTAGTGAAGTAGTGTTGGCTATCTGTTTATCAAACTTCCAGCCTGCCCAGCTCCATTCACTTTTGTGTACTTCTGGAAATACTATAGACATACTGTTATCTGCTGGAATGGGTGTATTTGCTGTGTTAATACCTACTGCTGTTGCCCACCAATCTGGGTTCTCTGAGCGCCATACAACCGCTGTGTGCCCACCTAAGCGTTTTATAGCCTTTAGCTCATTAAAGAATCTACAGTCTGATATAACAACGTTTCTGTCAGTTTGTTCAATTTGTCGTTCACATGCCGCTACCCAAATGTCTGGGTGGAAGTGTGTTCTTAGTACATCAGTACCTACGTGTTGCAATGCCCAACGTGGAGTAAAGTTAGGAATGTCTAAGCGTTTAGCCCACCAGTCATCAACTGTCTCACGCCAAACTCTGCTTTCAGGTGTATTACCTTCTAGCAGTATTCTATCCCAACCAAAAATATTAGCACATGCATCTTTTAATACTCCTGCAAAACTAACTCGTGCAAATCCTTCTTCAATTAGAAAGCCTGCCGCTGTATCTTTACCGTGTCCTATAAGACCACATATACCTACAATTTTCTTAGTCATTCAAATGCTCCGTTGTAAGTTATATTATAATTGATTTTTAATTAATTGTCAAGTACAAAAGCATTGTTATCCAATCAGGAATCCCAAACCGGTACTTCCATCATTAAATAATGTTAGTTCTATTTCCAGTTTGTCAATTTCTGCCTGAGCATCTGCTCGTAGTTGGTCTGCGTTCATTGTAGTTCCGCCTTGCGGTCCTGCAATCTGTGTAAACTTACCACGTGCTTCTGATAATATTAATTTAGCATGTGCAAACGCATAGTCTTTTAACCAAGGTCCTGCATATGTATCTAACAACAAGTCATCTGCTGGCCTGTAGTTATAGCAATGCAGTACTGCGTTGTCATTTGCTTTAATCTTACGTTGTAAAATTAGCTTTT